GTTGGATTTGCTGATAGATATAGATCTGAGTTGAATACATATGGTGCTCCAATGATATTTACCTGGAGACTCCTGGTATAAATATCCGAACTAGTACAATATGGGCAGAGACTTATTTCAAAAACTTGCTGACAAATATCCGTTTATAACGCTGTGTATGTACGCCACCAACGAATATGTGGGCATTGTACAGAATAGAGATGATATAATCACCACCATCTATGACTTTGGAAATGTTAAAGACCTAGAGCAAAAACGTCGCTATTTGGATTTGGCCAACACCTGGTGGTGGGAATCTAATCGCAGCATACCTATCAACATATTTCTACGCGGCGAATGGGATGAATTCCGCGGGTGTTTACGAACGTTTGTAAACAAAGATTTAGAAATACTGCATGGCCCTGTGTGCAGCCTAAACGATATTGTACGTAGGAAAGGCAAACGAAAATCAATTACTTTAGTTAGGCGTATTGAATGAGTATTATAAAAAATTTAGTTGTAAACGGTTGCTCTTTTACCGACGAAAGATGTGGGCCAACTTGGGCAACGTGTCTATCACAGACACATTCCAATCTGAATTATCATAATATGGGCAGAGGCGGTGCTGGCAATCGTTATATTTGTAATAGTACCATTCAATTTTTAGAAAATCAAAATTTTAATCCGGCAGAGACTATAGTTATTATCATGTGGTCTGGACCTGGGCGAATAGATGTAGATCTCAGTAGTGAGTGGTGGAATTATCTATATGAGAAACATCCTTATGGAAAAAATCTCAATAATCAACATTATTATCTATTCAGTGGTGGTATCAATGGTTACGGTCCAACTGACATAAGAGAAATATTTAACTGGGGATATAAATTATCTGACCCACATACATTATGTTCAGACTCGTTGATGTATTTTATAAACTTAGAAAATTATCTCAAGATTCACGGATATCAATATCGATTTACTAGTTTTGTTAATTATTGGAACCCAATGAATGAAAGTTCCAAAATCACAAATCAACATTCAATTTCATATTTTTGTAACAATTATGCAATTTATCAAAACTATAAAATGACAAATTGGTTTTTTGTAAATGATCAACGAGACTGTTTGGCTGAATTTTCAATGGATATCAATGAACTTGATCATACCGCCCATCCTACTGCGGAAGGACATAGAAAATTTACAGAGAAAATAGTTTTGCCTATGTTTGAAGATCTATTAGATTCATGTGTAGCGCAACCAAGGCTGCATATCCCACAGCATGAGCTTTTTTAAATGTATAACCTCTACTGTCATCACCGTCCCATACTGAGTCAAACACTTGAGGCCAAGGCTGATTCTGCAAGTGTGCCTTGCCTGGACGTATCACACTGATAAACGCTGCCATTCTAGTAATTGAATCAGGCTGCATACTCTTTAGCAATGCTTGATAGTTGCCTATGTGTACCAGTTGGCTGGCCCATTCTGGATCCTGCCATAATCTATCCCAAGGTGGTGTTGCTGCCAACATCTGTTCATAATGTGCAGGGTCACGAATCAAGTTGTACACACTCATGTTCAACAAGTCAATTTTGAAATAACCACGGGCTTCGGCTGTTTCATAGTCTATGGCTGCACATCCTAGAACAGGATCACGTGGTATGTCTGTGATGTAGATACCCGAGTTGTGTTTCTTTCCATTGCTTTGCCGTGCGGCTGTGTGCTGGATCAGTGCCAGCACAGCATCTCTATTGGGCACGTCAATGTCAATGTCTGCACTCATATCGTTACCAATGCCACTGTCATTCGCAGTTGTTCTTTAGCTTTGTCCACTGCATCTACTAGATCAGCAATTGCTGGATGTTGTTCGGCCAATGCTTTCATTTTTTGTTCTTCTGTCATCTTGTCAATAACCCAATTCATAGCCGATTGATATGTTGCAGTAAGGCTCACAGTTGCATAACTGGAGTTTATTTGAATCCATCTAGAACCGTCAAATGCTTCCAACAGATTACCGTTGACCCGTATCATACCTTGTATGGGATTGTTTGTGTTTTGTGTCACATATGGTAAACTAGTGTCGCCGCCATTTACATTTACATACGCATCACCCATTAGTCCCTTGATCATGTTATATTCAACCCTAATATTGCCTGCTCAAACTGTTGGAAATTTTTATTCATCGTACGGTTTAAATTTAAAAAATTAGATCTATTTTTCAATGCAATCAATTCCAATGCTGACTGATTTGCTGTCCAGTCAAATGAATCAAGATTATTGCACAGATCAACTATTTTGTCAACACGATTGATGTATTCCAAATCGGCATCGTAACTTTCGTCCCATAAACTATCATAGGTATGGAATCCTATTTCTTTAAGATATTTCAAAAAGTGTGGAGTTGCAACTATCACAAATGGCATTCCGGTTATTAGACACTTGATGGTTTTTTCAGTTGGAAAAAATCCAAACCTCTGTGGAATATCTGTTTCCACCACAAGATTAAAATTGGCCTGATTGTACATGTTGATAGGCAATGTATCACTGAGACTGTATGGATATTTTTTTAATAATGAGGTGTAAGGATCAAAGCTATCAGGTTCAAATTTAACTATATCAAATTGCCCCGATGGCATCCCTAAATCAACACCACTATATTTGAAAATAAAATTTGTGTAATTGATTTTTTTCAATAATTGATCCTTGACGTAATCTCTCTGAACACGTGCCACCCCGGTGGTAGACACAAATCTCATAGGCTTTGGAGTATTGAATTGATACTCATTTTCTTGATAAAAACAAATGCCTAACGGATTATTACTTGTATCGGTTACTTTAAAAAGAAAATGATAATATGTTATCCAGGTATAGTTTATCAATATATTTGCCGCCGCAGACGGTGGTAGTTGATTACAGTGGCCATCACTGGCAAATATAATGTAGTGTTTGTCTTTATTATATTGATTAAACCAGACTGCTGCATGTTTACCTTCTTCTATGCAATCAATTACTATTATCGGAGCGTCACATCGATTTACAGCATCAACATCGCTATATTGAATGCAAGGTATTCCAGTTTTACTATTTCGTATGTCTACAATTTTTTCCAAAGATGGATGATGTAACGTATTATAATCTTTCCACACTTGATATCGATTTAAAAATTCAATCACCAAGCCAGTTGCATTAATTTCTAATTTTTTCATTACCATCCTGCTTGTGTTAAAATTTCTTGTGCATACGCTTGATCTGCCGGATAATCCACAAACTTCTTTTGCCATATGTCTGAATCAATATAAGGCCATATCATTGCCACTTGCTCTGAATTGAGTTCACTCAGGAACTTCTGTCCTGATTCACTATTGTAAATCACCCATGCACTTATCCTACCTGTAGTGACTGCATAGCAGGTGGCATTTGCGCTGCCGTATCTTAAACAGTCATGAGAAGGAGCATTTTGTTTTTCACTCCAGTTTATGCCATATTCAATCGCACGAGACAATGCATCATCTACTGCCTCTCGGCGCACATATTCCACAAGATATTCTGTGTATAGCTTATCGCTGCACCAGTTGTCGATCTTCTTGTTGTTCTTTAACAACCACTCTAGGAAACGTACAGGGCTGATTACTCGAACATCCACACAGTATCGCCCCCATTTGACAAATGCACGATAGTAAGGTGACGTGGCAAAGTCATCCCAAGACTTGACTTTGGCTGACCCCTGTGTGTATTCGTAGAACTTCAAGTAGCCTTGCAGACCTAATTGCACACCACGTTCAGAAGATTCTTGATAGCGTTTCTTCTGTTCGCACACATGCACACTCAGACTAGATTCCTTGCTGAATGATCGATTGCAATACTTACATGTGAAGTTACTTGTCGTTGCCATGGTCACGGATGAGTTGTGTGACTTCTTTTTTAGTGGTCATTGTGGACATGAGATCAATTTCATCTTCTTTGAAATGCGGATACAACTCACGCAATTGCTTCTTCATGGCTGAATCCCCGGCTTCTTTCTTCTTGAGAGAAATCCAACTATGCCGCATAGATCCCATGCCCGGGCTGGCTGCTGTG